ACTACACCTCAACGAGACTTCGTCCTCGTTAAAACCCTCGATAGCAGCAACAGCGCTTTTAACATCTTTTAAAGTATAAATTATTTTTGGCATAAAACCTCCTTAAACAGACAAGCCCCTTAAGCCCCTTAAGCCCCTTAAGCCCCTTAAGCCCCTTAAGCCCCTTAAGCCCCTTAAGCCCCTCGTAAGCCCCCCATAAAGAAAAGAATCATATAAGAGAAGGAAAGGGAATAAAAGAAACATATTGGATATTAAGTTACTTATTAGTATATATTTAATAGGGCAAAGTTTTTCCATATAAATAGTCCTCATGTAGATTGTATTTTATAAGTACATTTAATATCGACTTATGAAAATTGTTGTCTGGATTTAATGTCAAAGTTTTGCAGGTTGTTTCTATAAATGTTTTTATAAACCACTTTTCGTTATTTTCTAATTCAATTATTTCTTCCTTAAACAAATCTTTTGCTTTATCATAATTCAAAACATTGTCGTATCCGAGGCGTTTGTTTGCAGCTTCAAAATCTACGTTCCATATACCGGCATTATTACAGTCGTCGAACATATAAATCCATAACAGTTTATATTCAGGTGGTAATTTTCTAAAAAACCGTTCTTTCCACTTATCAGGGTTTGTGTTTCGCATAGTAAGCCTTAAAAAAAAGGCTTTGCCCGGTGGGGATACTCGGCAAAGAGATAACCACCAGTGCGGCAGGGATGCCTACAAAGCCATTATTTTCGTAACTTGGGTAATTGCCGAATATCCATGCCTATAATATACCTAAAAACATTAAAGAGTGCAAGTTTTTTTTAAAAATAATTATATTTATTTTCCGGCATTCCAAAATCTGACGCCTCATAACAGCGCCCCTTGACTGGATAGTCAGGAGTTTTGTACTGCTGTGGCATTGCCAAATCTTTCTGCGAAAACTTTCCGGCAAATTGGTAACAGCGTCCCATGCTCCCCCGGTCAACCAGAACGATTTTCATCCTTCTTTTTTTTAAGGGCTTGTCAAAATAACCAACATCAATATCTCTTTTCGCCTTTTCGACTATTTCAGCTATTGTCATTTTGCCTCCTTCGGTTTAATTTTTTTTCTACGCATTTTGCATTAATGTCCATAGCGCACCAAAAGAGGCAATTTTCTCCTTTTTGGTGTACCCGTTTATGTTTACATACAGGCTCTTTGCAATACACACTATTACACTTTACTTTCATTGTCAACCTCCTTCATTTCCGCTCCCAGTCTATGTTGTCGGGCTTCCCGGAGCAACATACGTATTGCGTGTGATTCGTTGCAGTCGCATTCCGTCGCCGCGACAATGGCGATGAACGCAACAAGCTCCTCGTCGGTAGTCAAAAACCGGATTGATTTAGTCATTGTTACCTCCAACAAACCGCATCCAAACCGCTTTTTTACCGCAGCAGTCGAATGGTTTAAATTTCTCACGTTTACATTTTGTACACCAAAAAACAGCATTATCGAAGCGCCGTTTCGGTTTGATTTTCTGGTAATGAAAAACCTTTGAAACCGGGCTTACGCTTTGCATTTAACTACTCCTGTTGAGTGTAATTTGTCATTAAACCATAGATATAAATAGCCGTCTCCGTACTCCGTGAAACACTCCATGAGTGATTTTTTGTCCACCGTCGGAGTTATTTCTCCGTGTAATTTTTTAGCTCCGAAAATGAGCGTTACCTTTTTTTGGAGCGGCGTCCAATGATCTGGAAATTTAAACTCGCCTTCCATTTAGCACCCCATCATTATAAAATAGGTTGCCGTCATTATCACCAAATAAATGCTGATAACAACAAAGCTGCCGAGCGTTAAACCTGGTCTATCAGCCATACATTACCGTCCTTTCGGCGAAATATATTTATTGGCCGATCCAAAATGTTTTGACTGAAAATGCGTCTTTCTTGTGGTGATACGATTTGTTCCGTTACCTTTTTCAATTGCGGTTCCGACAGCCAATCTTTTAACTCTGTTGTTTTCTTCTGTTCTGCGGATTTTGTAGTCTTCAAACGATTCCCCTTCTTTGCGTTTCATTTTAAGTCCCTTCGTTATATGGTTAAATTTCCCCTTTAAAGAGGGAAGCGGGTACTTTTTGCATTTCCCCGCCTCTCTGGCACAGTGAAGGGGTGAGCCACACACTATGCGATATTCCATTTTAAAAGATTCATTTTTTCGGTTATTATTCCAGCGTTTTTCAGTATGCCAATTATTTTTTCGTACTCGGCAAGGCAAACATGGTTCATCATCATAGCGTACAAGTGACCGCTGGGTATCTCTTTTGCTTCTTTTATCTCATCCGCAACAGCACGGATAATATCAAGACCTGATTTTATCTGCTCTTTTGTTACCATTTTCTCACCCCTTCCGGCTTTGCCGGTGTTACTGATTAAGATCAACTATTTTTTTCTGTACGTCCCGCGCCTCTTCCCTTGTATATCCCGATAATCTGTCTGTTTTTACTCCATTTTTAACTATGTGTATCTCATGCCTATCGGTTATAGCGTTGCGATATAGAGAAATATCACAGCCGCTCGGAGTTAAGACGCTTTCAATAAAAATTAATGGTTTGTTATCAGTTTTCATTTTTGCCTCCCGGCTTTGCCGGTGTTATGCTTTTACCCAATTATTCGGGGATAATTTCCCGCTTTGAAAGTTGCTTGTAACGTATGCACCACATGAACCGGCCTTTGCTATGCCATAAACCTGCTGTGATGCCATGAACATAAAAGATACAACAAACCGCGTAACCCTGTCGCCGATTTTGATTCCCTTATCCTGCCAAAACTTCACGCCCTCGTCTCTTTTTGCGGATATTTGTACCTTCCGTGCTGCTTTGTATTCAAAATAATTCTCATTGTGGCATTTATTACAAAATCCGCCGGTGTCCCTCTCTTGATACCCTGGGCGCTCGCCTCTGGTATCGTGCCCGCATTTCAGGCAGATTCCCGGCACTGTTTTTGATTTATCCATCGTTCACCCCTTTATTAGATTGTTAAGACTATTACAACATCCAAACAATGTTAGATACTGCGATTTTATATATATCTCTATTTTCCAGCGTAACAATCAAAAAGCCCTGAATGCAATCAACGTCCGTTATTGTGCGGAAGGTGAAGCGTACTCCGTCTTTGCACTGTATAATCTGTTTCATTTTCTCACCCCTTTATTGATTGTTGCCGGTGTTCCCGCCGGAAGGTCGGGCATGGTGCCCTGGAGACGCTATTCAATAATACTATCTGGCAAATCAGCCCTACAAACATCAGCCTGTGGTATATAACGGGTTTCGCGAACGGCATCATTCTGTACCGCCCAATACGCGACGCCATCAACGATTTGCTGCATTCTGGTTAATTTCCAGCCCCGTTTTGCCATCCGTTTTAATCCAGTTATAGTAATAATTTTCATGGTTCACCCCTTTTTTATTCTGTCTCCCGGTTCCGCCGGGTCGGCTGGCTGTCTGCCTATGCTAATAATATACATCATTTTTTGGTATGTATTAAAAAAAAATACAAAAAAATACAACTATTTCATACACTTTTATGCTATTAAAAATAGCAGCTTTATGCATATAAAAAAGCCCGCGCAAAACCATGCACAGGCTTATAAATCAAAATTACCACTATGTAAATCTAAATAAAATAGCTGACTATACTATTATATATGTCTCCCAGAGACAAGTTTTGCATGGCTTTCCCTGCCCAGCCTCCCAGCATGCCGCCAAGAAAACTGGCCGCTGTCGAAAGTACCGCAATGCGCACATTCAGTCTGTTGATGTCTATCTTTATTTTTTCGCACTCGCCGTCCAGCGATTTCGTCCATTCATGGGTACTATCCAGTTTTTCCGCGGTTTTAGTTATTATCTGCATCTGGTCAATTAATTCCGCGCACGGGCTTGTATGTTCCATTGTTTACTCCTATTCTATTTGAGATTTCTGGTAAGTTATTTTGTCAATGTACTTCACGGCGTACTCCTCCAGGGTCATGGTTTCAAGCTCTTTTTTCTGGGCAAGCTCCTTGTCGAGCTTTTCTTGAATACCTGCAATGGTTTTCTCAAACCCTGCAATAGCACGGTCAACCGCGACTATCTGTACTTTCATTGCCCATTCGACTGCATCTAATTTTTTTGCTTTTAGTTCTTTACCATTCATTTTTATACTCCTATCATTAAAGTATTGTCAGGAAGTGTTGCATGTCCACTTGTTTTCCATACTTCGTTCGCCGCAGCCCCAGACGCTACCTGTGTTGCGCCCGATCTAATTGTTTCAAAAACCATATATCCATCATGGAAAACAAATCGAGGTGTATTACCGTCTATCTTCATATATACTTTATTAAAATCTCCATTAGAAAAAACCGAAAACGTTAATTCGCCATCTTCGGTTCCATTAGTTACGTCTAAAGCCCTACCAACAATTTCACAAAAGGCGTGTATATTATGACCGTCATCATCACCATACATTTCTATTCTGCCAACCTCATCATTATCGGCAGGATTGGCTCTATCGTTCTGTAGGGATAATATTCCCGATGCGCTGGAGTCCGCATTATTATTTATTGTTATTTCTGCGGTACTACTACTAACTGAAACGTGACTGCTATAATAACCGGCAATCATATATGCATATCCGGTACTATGTGCCAATCTCAATGCTGTTTTAAGAGCTGTAGAGGGGCTGTCATTTAATGATGCAAAAACCAAATCTGCTGTATTACTCGACCTATTATCCTGTCCAATCTGGAATAACTTGTCATCCCCACCAGCCATAGTGCCATTACAAAATATCAACCCATTTGCTCCGTGCCCACCCTCGCTATAGCTACTAAACCCCTCCAGTACCAAAAACGCCTGCGTTGCCGCTGGTGCTTTAATATGCAAACCCAGCCCGGAAAAACCACCTGATCCCGTACCTACGTTGAGCAAGGGTTCCACCGTCCCAAGTCCCAGATTACCAGTTGATCCGTCAAAAAATGCAATAGTATTACTTTTTCCGTCGCAAATATTTAAATCACGAAATTGTGTGATTCCATGATTGTAACCATAATAATTAATGAATCCTTCACTATTACCATTCACATTATTCTCAAAGTTAAGAGCTGATCCGTATAAATACAGGTCGGCACCGTTTATTCCAAAATGTGAAATTGCTGACCTGACATCCAAAGCCGCTCCCGGTGTCACCGTATTGATGCCGAGGTATCCTGTACTGGTCAAACACATTTTTGTAGTGGCAACTTCTGAAGCACCTGTCTGAAAAAGCAGCGACGTTTTATTTACCGTTGCAGTAAACGTATCTTCCGCTATTGCCACAATTGACGCACCAACAAGGATAGCATCACTGCCATCTGCTTCAAGTGGCGCATAAAAATTGATCCTGCCGAGAACATCGTTTACTACAACCGTAGTCTCTTTTGTGCCCAATGTTAATACCGCGCCGACAGTGGTCAGCCCACCCTGAATCTCTGTTAATGATACTGGTGTCGTCGTCCCGACGCCGAGGTAGCCGGTATATAGAATTGTCATTTTGGCGTCTGCTAATGTAACGCTATCAGCACCATTTACATCATCTAATGCAAAATGCAATTTTCCTCTTGCGGCTGCATCAACCCCTTCATATATAATTGCACCCTTCTGATAATCAGTTAATTGACTTTGATCACCAAACCTAATCATTGCATATCGACCAGCACCAGCGAAATCAGCACGAATTGATAACATAACGGAATCGGGACTATTCTTCCACAAATCTAATACCCCTTGTGGTGTCGCCGTCCCGATGCCTACTCTACTACTCCCGAGTAATGTCATTATGGTAGTATGACCACTGCCAAGTGTATTTGTTAATTCAAAATTCATTGTAGTATCTGCGGCAGTAGACGACATTGAATTACTTATTTTGTTTGAATAAGAAGTTAAAAAAGCTGAACTATTAAATTGAATATGTGTAGTTCTGTTTGCATAAGTATCGGGATTGCTGTTTACTAATCTTAATACACCGCCCTGAACATCAAGTTTATACCCTGGTGTACACCCGATGCCGACGTTGCCAGTATTAAACCGAAAAGCAGTATCTGCATCAAAATCTAAATACCCGTCGTTTTTACTGGAAATATAAAGTGCAGAATCTCTGAAAATTACTTTTTTGGTAGTTCCCCAGATATGATCTGAAGTCCATGTGGGTGCAATTCCTTGATCCAATGCAGGAGCACCGTCGCTTCTCATGGCTGTGGTTGCGATACCATTTACAACAGTTAGACCAATGGACGCAGAAGGATTAGCAAAACCAGAAAATGAACCCGGTAAATCAGCCCACAAAACATCTGTTGCGTTTGATTTGAGATACTGTCCGTCAGTTCCCTTTGCCAATCTTTGCCAGAACGTATTTGGAGCCGCCCCTTGTCCTGTAATTATATCCCCACGAACAACTGCCGCAGGGATTGTGTCCCCGTGATGCGTAACTGACAGTAAATCGTGTGTTAAAAGAGTGCCCGCCGCTGTTAATCTGTTAAGCCCATCAATAGCAAAATAATTCGGATCGTATAATAAATCGGCAGTTAATACCTGTGTAGCTGGTACTATAGTTAGATCAATAGCAACGCCGTCAACCACCGTAACAGGGGGATGGGGAGCGCCGCCTGTACTCCCCACGATATATCGCCCGCTGCGGACAAGCGTTGAGCCGTCTGCTATTGGTTTCTCACCAATAGTCAGCCTGTCACCTGTTTTGCCGTCTGTTTCTCGAAATATTAATATCATAATATATTATCCTATGGGCCAGCGGTTGTAGTTGTTGCGACAACCGGCGACCTGTCTGTCATCCAGAATACTGTCTGTTCTGGTATTGCCTTTTTATTCCCAGCGCCTATACCGTCGCTGAACCCCGTATGATCTCCAGAAGCTTGAAAACACCCGTCCTCGTCAGTCAGTGCGAGATAAGCCGTTATCCAACAAACAATATCGGCATTGTTAACAGTAGGTATTACCATGTACCCTGGCCGCTGCGTGTAAGTGTCCCCTTGCCCCTTTTGGAAAATGGCCGGAGCTATCAAAGATGTGTCTGGCAAAATTTCGTCCGGCCATACTGTCGCCGGGGAAATTCGTAGCTCGTTGTTACCAGTATTGTTTGTCGTTATCATTTCGCGAACCCCAAGATACACGATATTGTTTATCCGTGTCCAATTCCATGTAGACTGCTTGTCATGTGAAAAATAGGGATTCTTGACAATAACATCCACTGTCCCGCTCTGACAAAGAAGCGTGTGCAACCCTTTTACATTCGTCTCTATTCTGTCTAAATCAGTTGTAGCAATACCGTCTGCCGGAACCCAAGCAACGCCGGTGCCCATACCATTATTTCCATGAGTAGGTACACTTGGCGGTTCGCCGCTGTTCGTTTTTGGGGTGCTCCATCCATTAGGATTTGTATAAGACATGTTTTCTCCTTACGGCGCAACCGTTGTAGTCGTTGTCGCCGCTATTTTTCTTCCGTCTGTTTTTTGTGTTACAGTTCCATCATACTCTAATTGCTGTTTATAAATAAAAAACGTTCCCTGCGTATTAATTCCGTTCTTCGAATATTCCGGCACTTGTATCTCGTCCAGAAGCTCTATGGCCTGATTGCCACGCCAGTTCAACGATACGTCTTTGCGCGGAACAACATACGTTGCCAGCAACTCGTTTGCTATATCCTGCGCTATAACCCTTGACTGGATTAAATGATTGTCGGAATATTTATATTTCAGGATTCCATTTTCTGCAATACTATCAACATCCTGCGCTGTCATTATTTGTTTATTCGGTTTCAGCGGATACCCGGAAACGACAATTACATAAAACCCATCAGCACCAAAGTCATTGGTCACTGTAACCCGCGCGCCCCACGCGTAATATTCCACAGTTGTTGATAGTTCTGGTGACGATATTTTCCCCGTTGTATCGTCATATAGTAAATCTTGTCCTATGGGCGGCGCTTCCGTTGTAAGTGTCTCCGGTACATAATACGCATGTGCCTCCGCTTCCAATAATGGCGCTTCACTGTATTTAATTTCTTCGGTTATTGTCGCACCGTTGGCAATATAAATTGGCGTTGACGTTTTGTAATACTCGTCAGCAAAGTCCTGTATTGCCAAAGGGTTCGCCGCAACCTCGACAACATTAACCAGCTCCTCCGACTTCGCCGGTTGCAGCTTTTGAAAATAATCATCCTGATTTATTATATATGCCATTAGATTGTACCTGCTATCTGGACAACCCCATATCTATCAACATAAGCGTATCCCTGGCACGCCTCACATATCTCACGGATACACTCAAAATAACTCACCTTTTCAAACCACGCATATTGCAGGGTTATTGCTGCAAGCGAAGCGTCGATATTGTAAACCATATCAGCCATTTTAAGTTTTGCATCCGCCATGACTATTGTTGCCAAATCAAAAAGAGTAACGTCCTCGTAAATGTCGCTTATTTCAAACATTGATTTTCTTAATAGCTCCATGCGGTCGCGGGCGGATGTCGATACATACGTCCCCAATTCCTCCGCCTGCCAGTCCCCACTCCAAAAAATACCCAGCGGTATCCACTCAACAGTTTCAAGCAATGGATTTACATTAAATGGCGGAAGCACAGTCCCCAACCATGCGCGGATCCGCCGGTTGCGTTTTATCATGGTATAAATAGGAGAACTGGTATTTCCCACAAAAAATCTGTCCTCGACATTCTGTAATTTTAAATCAAGCTCATTGGCCGATATGTTTCCCACGGGCAGACTGCCGTCCGATATTAGCATTTCTTCCAATAGGTTCATGTTTAAAATATCGTCGTCGTAATACGTTTCTACTATTCCGGTGTAAAACTCAACGATTTTAACCACTCGATGCGGGCGGCTCCATTTTATAATCTCTAACTGCATGGAGTCGCAATTATACAGTATAGGCAAATCCGGCAATGTTTTACGCCAAGAAACACCGTCAAGCGTCCAGTCCGTACCCACGGAGTTTATAACCGTTTCTGTATGGATTAAAGCCGCTCCCAAATATATACGCACCTCAAAGGATACTGGATATTCATTGTAAATTGATTCTCCTGTAACCAATAGGGCATTTATAGCACGGTTCGCAAATGTTATAGTCAATATAGGGTTTGCCCCGGAAGGGATCGCCGTGGTCGTCGGCAGCGGCGTTGTACTATCTATCCACTCCGCGTTGCTGTTACATTCTGTTTTACCCCACCAGCCGGTCTCGTTTGCAGCGGATAATACAGCCGTACCAGGAAACGGATGAAACGAGCCGTCCGCAATCAGGCCTTGGTCAAGGTGGGCATATTTATATGGTGGTACTGTTTTCCCGTCCGCCGCGTGCTGTAAATTATCATTCCCCGACGGCACCTCTGCCGCGTCGTTTATCCTGTTATAATCATTGGCCGTGCAGACAATAGTAGGATCAATATCAGAGTCAACCCAAGTAACCTCAACCCGCGCCCGGAACTTTCGCACGGTTGCTTTTATCGCGGAATCAAAATTTGCAGTAGTCGGCAACATTATATTTCCTCAAATTCGATTGTTACCCCTGTCCATAGACCGTCATCACGCATGAGCACACGCTCAAAGTTTATCGGGTTCATTATCACGTCATACTGTTCAGTCCCCCGCGTGCCGCCGTATTCGATAACCAATACAAGTATAGTCTGCATATCATACAGGTCGACAAGAGCATTTAACCCTATTATGTTGCGTCCACCATACGTTAAATCATTACCGTCTATTTCTGAATAGGTAAGGCTGAATTTTCTTTTAGTGTTAATTATATCAACCACGAGCCGTGCATTGGCCGTCCGCTCTTTCCGTGATAATTCAATCCGGCCTTCGGTAAATCTACGCCCAAATGGAGTGATTAATTCCGGCGCCCAGGTAGTCGTCGAAGTGGTCCCTACAATAGCCGAATGAGGATAAATCCAAATATCACCGGTAGGCATAATATTCTTGTCCTTTGCGTTGCTGTTCTGATATTCTGATATTCAATAGCCGGCGTTCCAGTTCCTTCAGGCCGCTTTCGTCGCCGATAAACGTACCTATATGCAGGTTAATCGCGCCACCGCGCATTACAGACCCCTCCGCGCCCTCTCCCGCGCCCGCGTATGCAAGTCTCGGCGCTTTGAATTTAGGCAGCTCGATCTCTCCCAGGCGCTCCATAAGAGCATCCGCAAGCGCCCGCACACCGGTTTTCATCGGCAGGACAATCTCGTCCTCCGCGCCCTCGCCGATCTGTGCCTCAATACCACCGGATCCGCTTTTAACAAGTCCACCCTTTTTCATTGGGAGCGGTTCGGATGCTATGGCAGCAATCTGTACAGCTCCAAGCGCACCCATAACAACAGCCATAACAAGGTTAAGCGGCCACGCTAATTTCATCGCATTAGTTATAGCCAGCGCCGTATTTATAATTGCCCCAAATATAGCAAAGGCCTTGTCTTTCTTTGCCTGATCTCTGCGGAGTTTTAAAGATTCTTTCGCATACTTTTTGTTTATGGCATCAATGGCCTTCTCTTTATTTTCCTTGTTCATTACGCTTTTATTTATTGCGTCAATTTCTTTCTGCTGCTGTATATCAAGATTGTTAAATTGCTTTTGAAAATAATTATCTGCTATTTGCGATATGTAGGCGTTACTTTCAATGGCCGCCCCTATGATTGCTTGCTTTACTTGTTCCTGTTGCTCTTCGATTGATCGTATGTACTCTTCCCATTGTGCGGCGTTTGCCTCATTTATTTTGTCGCCATAGCTTTTCTTTTCGTCCTGTATTTTCTTCCAATATTCAAGCTCTTCATCTTCAAGTGATTTTATAGCTGTAGCTTGTTCGCTGTATATTCTCAACTCTTCCCGTGCGTAATAATCTATTATCTGTTGTTTTTCGATACCGCGCTCGTTTGCGGTTGCAAGTTCTTTGTTCTTTTTAATTTCAAGCAATTTTAATTCTTCTTCGGTTTGCATTTTAATATCAGAGGTACTTGCCAATCGTTGCTCAATTAATCTTTCTTCCCATTCAATCTGCTCTGCTTTTAATCTGTTTGCTTTCTCCGTCGCTGTTTTAGCTTTCTCCGCAGCCGCTGCATTGTCTAACAACGAGTTTGTTGATTTGTCGGTAGCAGTTGTCGCCGTTTCTGTTGTTTCTGTGTTTTTTCCAATTTTAATATTATTTTTTTCTATACTATCATTTATTGCATCTAACGCAGATTGAGCATTAGATACGGACATAGAAAATGTATCTTCCACAGTTATCCACGTTGCGGTTTTACTTTTTGATTCCTCGGCATAAGCAATAGCGGCCCTTATAAGTTTAGCCTCTTCCTCCATTACTCTGTTTTTTTCTTTTAATAACTCAATTCCTTTTTTGGTTAATCCCCCCGCCGCCGTAAATTCCAAATATCTTTGATGTTCTTTGCGTAAATTAATTATTAACAATGTCAACGCAGTCACAGCAGTTGCCGCAGCCACAAACGGATTAACAAGCAGCGGCGCTTTTAATAACAACAAGGCCGAAGTAAATCCCTTTGTTGCTATAATTGCCTTTCCTATAATTATCAATAGCGGTCCAAGCGCAGCAACAAACGCAACCGTCCCAAGTATTGTGTTTTGTTCAGCCTTCGTAAGTCCAGCAAACCAATCCGCAACGGACTTAACCACCTTTATTGTCTTTTCAAAAATGGGTAGTAAGGTGTCCCGAATCAAAGGGATTAAAGAGTCTTTCAGAATAGGAATAAAATCAATGGAAAGCCGCTGCCAGAATTTAGTAAACTCCTCTTTCAGTTTAAGCATCTCAATACGGTAATCATTAGCAGTCTGCAAACCTTCATTGCTTATTACCAGATTCAAATCATGCGCCTCTTTTACTGCCGCGTCAAACCCCTCGGCTGTCATGCCGAGCACAGGAGCCAAATCATTTAAAGAGCGCCCGAAAATGGTAGTCGCCATCGCATTGCGTTCCGTAACATTTTTAACGCTCATCAACCCTTTTAGCATTTCAGGAAATAGTTGATTCATGTCCCTGACATTTCCATTAGCATCATAGATATTAATTCCAAGCGCCTTTATACTGTCGTATGCTTTTCCACCTTCCTTTACTATTTCCGGCAACTTTCTGGTGAATTGAACTATCGTATTTGTAAGCCCGTTAAAATCAACCCCGGCAACATTAGCAACATGCTCAAGCTCCTGCAAACTATCCGTGGATAATCCAGTAATATCAACCAAATCCAGCATCGCATCAGCATACTTCCCCGTTTTATCCGCAGCCAAAACCATAGCCGCGCCCAACCCAATGAGCGGAGCCGTGATTGTTTTGCTCAATCCAACGCCGACCTTCTCAATATTTTTCCCCAATAAATTTATTTGTTTCTGTAGTGCTCGCGCCTTTTGGTCTGTTTCGGAAAACTGTTTATTGAGAGCCGTCATGCCCTTAATGGATATTTCACCGACTAACTGAAATAGCTTTCTCATGTTTTTCTCTTTTTGATTTTCATTTTAAGTATTCTGCGCGCCGTATTTATTCCACGAATAGCTAATTTCCTTTGCTGCTTTTTATTAAGTTTAGGTAATTTCTCCGATAAGCCTAAACCGCTTATATACTCTCCAAAGGTTTTCTTCCCACCCGCGCCTTGCTGCCATGCTGTATATGATGCGGCAACAAGGCGCTTCCGCGTCTCCTCCGCCTCCATCTTCTCTATAAACTCAACCTGTTCGCGCCAGTCTGCAAAATCAGTTTTTAAAAACTCATCCTGCCCGCACCTATACTGATAGCGATATAAACTTACTTGGCGCTTGAACGATTCCCTAATAAGTTCATCTTTTTGTATAGCTGCAAGGCATGAGAAAAAAAACCTTTCGTCTCCTCACTATCAACCAAACAATCGATAATCTCAAGCGTTGTCTGCGGTGGTAGCTCCATGTACTCGTCAAATGTTTTCCCTATCAATGAAGCAAACCACCCCTGCAAATCACCTATAACATTATCGTAAAGTTCAGTTAACACCAAAATGCCAAGCTGAATACTTTGCCCCGCGTCAGGCTTGGCTGTTTTGGTTGCGCTCACATCGGAAGTAAAAATATCGGTAAGTCGGGTCTTACCAATTTTTTTAAACATTCCAATGACAGTAAATACATCGGCTGTTTTTAACGGCCTTATATTCACAAAAAACCCCTTTCTTACGGAGCATCAGTCGTTGTAAGGTCATTTGGATACCAGAGTATCCACGGCTCTTTGTCCAGATTATTCGGATCAAAATGCGCGGTAAACTGCACACTCAAACCCGTCTCTTCATTATCCACAAAGGCAAACTCAAAGTTGCCGTCTGCAAGCGCATTCTTCACACCGCAAACAACAGCCTGGTTCGTGCCGGTTATCTGGCCGATAAGCACAACATTGTCGATATAATCGGTCAATTGGATTTCCAGCCAGCGCCTAAACTCGATGTGGTCTGCGCTATTCGGATCTTCCGTTGTCGTGAAACTGTCCGAGTATTCAGATCCCGGAAGAGCCTTGTTCCAAAGCTCAACAGAATGCTGAATGAAATTAGCAACCAGTTTAACGTTTATTTTCGTTATTCTGCGGCTGCCAATTACCGGCCCCTTTGCGCCATCAACGGCCATGTCTTTGATTTCCTGCTCAATCGTAAATGTTGAGCCTCCCCTCGTCGCACCGAGGCATGTACCTGGATTCGCCTGATCGACGAAATTCATATACACCGCCCCGGAATCTATGATGAGTCGTTTGTATGTCTCATCAGTTATTCCATGCCATCTACCCATACATTACTCCTTTTTAAATGTTATAGGTTTTCAATCCATTTCATTCTCGACGCTCGTACTGTAAACTGTTGGTTATAGTGTATAGTACGCGGGTCGTTATCTTCAACCCATCCGCCAGAAAAAAACCATACCCGTATCGTATGGTATCTTAAGTCGGTATGAAATTGCTTATTATCAAGTAAATATTCAATTCGTTCGCTGGCAATACGCGTATCAACCCTCGTTGAATCCGTGCCCCAAAAATCTACCATGAGAATAAAACCATGTAATACCAAATCGTCGGAGGCCTTGTTGCGTGATAAATTAATAGTGATATATGGCTGTATAGCTGCTTCCGGCGCAAGCTCTGAAAATATCGCAGGATGCTTGTTATAAAGAGAAACCTTCGATATTAAAACAGCATCAGCACGCAGAGCATCAATAATTGTTTTTTCTATCATATCCATTGCCTTCGCATTATATTTACAACGGCCTGTGTCTCTTCCATAAATGTCGGTATTATAAACGGGGTCTTTGTTATCCTGCCCTTTTTGTGCCCCTTTTTCGTTTTTCTATCTATGGTGCCAAGTTCTAATAAATGAGCGTGATATGCTTTTGGCCCCGGACCGACAAGAGCCGTATCTCTATCTATAATATTATAGGATAACCCTTTAATTAAATTCCCACTTCTCTTTTTAAACAACCGTCCCGCCGTTTCTTTCATAGCATCTCTGACGTGGATGCTCGCCTCTTTAATTAATTCCTGTTCTGCTGTTTCTAAATCTTTAAAAACACCCTTTGTATAACTTGTGTATTTTATCATTATGGAGCCGCCGTTGTTGTGGTTGTCTGCGATTCGTCGCCGCTTGTGCTGTTATGTTCTTTACAGGTAATTACTTTTACCCAGTCTTGCTCCTGTATATTTTCAATGGTTAATATTTCAAAAATCTTTTCTTTCACATCCCAATAAAACCTATTTACTTCGTCAACAATGTTTATCTTTCCGCGTATCTTTATTATGTGCGTCGCCTCTACGTTAATACTGCGGAACTCAAACAATTGCTCTGCGCGTATAGGATAAATAGCCGCTGCAATAGTTTCCCGGTCGTGCCAAGTCTCAACAAAGCCGCCTTCGCCATCATCAGTTTTTCGCATAAATTGAATCGTGATATAATGACGCAGTTCTGTCGCTAATGTTTTTCTTCCTATTCTTTCGTTCATGGTGTTGCAAATCCATCCTGATTAAGTAAATCGTAAAAGTGACGCGGTATCCTATCTACTTCCCCGCTGCGATTTTCATTGCGGTATGTGCAATAGAGATAAATTGCGTCTTTTAAATTCTCTGGCAAAGGTACAATTTCCGGCATATAGGTTGTCGTGGTTGTATCATCAACATACAGAGGCACGAATCCTGCGGTATAGCGTATCCTGAACGAGTCTATTTCCCTTAAAATGACTGACGGCCATATAACACTATACGCATGCGCGAGCCTGCCTGGTTCGTGGTTTGTATCAATATAAAAATCAGTCAGTGCCATTGTTGTTTTGGCGTTGTCCGTTTCGTAGTATTCGATAAAATCTATCGATACAAGCGGCGGCCGCGGTATCAATATCGGAAGTGTAGGGAAATCATCAAAGGATAATTCCCACTGCTGTTCAAAATATGCGCGGCGCTGGTAATTCTCTGCCAGGATACGAGCGGTTCTAATCCATGAGGAAATCAGAGAATCATCGACATCGTGGTCGATATGCGCGTATACTTTAACTTCCTCGACAGATACCGGCTCCAATATAGGAGGCTTGATTAATTTCATTGAAAAATTCATCATATTATTCAATCCAATCCTTGTGAATATTTTTCACGTAGAAAGTACCTTTATAAATCTTGCCGGCTGCGTCCACGCAGTACGTCCTGAACGTCCAATCGCCGTGGACATTATTATCCGTGTGAGATACATCAATGCGCAAATAATCAGTCCCGACAACCGTTGCATTCCTTTTATACCATGATTTTTTATTGGGTTTTCGGAAATGTATTTGCGTTACAACCATTGCGGATACGTCTGTTTCGGTATCCATTGTTAATTCCCAATCCGTATCAACAAAAATTATTTCTTTTGGTTTATGATATTGTGTCATATTTTTACTCGTCTATTACTGATTTAACGGTTATTCCTTTAGTAATTACTGACTTTGCTGATATGCTTGTGGTAATTACCGACTTATAAAAAATTCCCATTGTAATAACACTTTTAGCGAATATTTTTTGTTTCGGTACTGGCAATGGCGCAGGAGTGGTGGTACTGGTTGTGGGAATCCCTGTTGTTGTCGGTGCAAGCGTGGTTGTCGGTACGGGCGTGGTTGTCGGTACAAGCGTGGTCGTCGGTACGGGCGTGGTCGTCGGTACAGGCGTGGTTGTCGGTACGGGCGTGGTTGTCGGTACGGGCGTGGTCGTCGGTACAGGCGTGGTCGTCGGTACAGGCGTGGTTGTCGGTACGGGCGTGGTTGTCGGTACGGGCGTGGTTGTCGGTACGGGCGTGGTCGTCGGTACAGGCGTGGTTGTCGGTACAGGCGTGGTTGTCGGTACGGGCGTGGTCGTCGGTACAGGCGTGGTTGT